GCAATCTGCATTCTGACTTTCCTGCTTTGGTGTTTCCTTTGGTTATGACTGGCTGACATGAGCATTCCACTTAAAATCACAGTTATACTTTGCACAGTAGTTTTCCTGGCTGGCTATTTCTCCTGAAAAGAAATGAAAGGAATCAACAATGAACATCGGTTTTATCGCACAGAACATGACTCATGCAGAGCTTTTCGTATTCTTTTCCCTGACCCTGGATTCTCTTTCCATCCACATGGATCATGAGGAAAAACAGAAGCACTTTGAAATGCTCCTTCTTTCCTTCGCAGCAAAGCTCCAGCCATGATCCGACTTTCCCACACGGCAATGGAAGCCCTGACAGTCTGTGAAAGGAAATTCCAGCTCAACAGACTTCTGACAACCGCTTTCTCTGGACCTTCCACGAATCCCAATTTCGCTTTCGGTCATTCTTATGAAGCTGGATGTGTGGAATTCCTTCTTTCCCAGGACAGAGAGAAAGCTCTGTGGAAATCTTACATGGCCTATTCCGGGGAGGATGAATACGGAATAGCGATTCCAGAGAATTCCAAAAAGAATGAGCTGACTGCAGTAAATCTGGTCCAGGCATCTTTTTCCCACCTGGAGAATCTTCTTGAAGAATGGGAGATCGCCTCATTCCAGGACAAGCCGGCGACCCAGCTTTCTTTCCGGGTCAATATCGACGAGACATTTTATTTTGTCGGCTACATTGACCTAGTTCTCCGTAACCGATTCACAGGCCGGTACGCAGTTCTGGATTTCAAAACAACAGGACTTTCCCTAACTGTCTTAGATCCTCTTTACCAGAATTCCGGACAGTTAATTGCCTACAGCATTGTCCTGGATGAAATTGTGGGGCCAGAACTTTCGTCTTACGATGTAATCTATTTCGTGGGGCAACTCGGGGCAGGGAATGGATTCCAGCCGAAGATTTCCGTCCTCACCTTTCCAAAAACCCTGAAGGACCGGCTGAATTTCTTCATCACTTTGGGAATGGATGTGAATCGCATAGCAATGATGAGGGAATATGGAATCTTTCCCCAAAGAGGCGGTTCTTGCTTGCAGTACAACAAACCTTGTTTCCACTTTGGGACTTGCGGATTGCATTCTCTGGATAAAGAGAAAGCTTTCGAGGAGGATAAGACAGAATATCAATTCACATTCTCGCTGGATCAAATCATCGAACATCATTTGGAAAGGACCTAGGGAAATGAATGCACAAAAACCAGCCACACTTGGAGATCTCCTTCACGGCCAAGACCCAAGACAGGAAATCAGCAGACTTCGCGGGGAGATTTCTATCTTGAAAGAAGAACTCCAGCGGGTCAAAACCACGGCAGAGCAAGAAAAGAAAAGGAATGAACTTATTTCCCGCCAGCAGAGCGCGAGCGCACTTCCGCCAGCAGAATGCGAGCCTAAAGAATTGATGCACTCCAGAAAAATGGCAACTATTTATGATGATCCAAAGGGAATAGATGCAATTCTGGCAGAGCGGGAGAAAACTCATGGTTCCTTCGCCGTCCATGCGAATTGCACCCAGACTTTGGAAGATACTTTCTATTCGTTCAAAGAAGAAGATCACTTCACAGCAGTTCAATTGGAAGCCTTGCACATGATCTTCCACAAACTGGGAAGGATTGCGGCTGGTTCTCCGCATTTCCAGGATCATTGGGATGACATTGCTGGCTATGCAACACTGGTTTCCAGGGACATTTCTCGCAGGAAAACGAAAGGAAAATAACTATGGATATGCTCAGGATTAAACAGAAACTCCAGGAAGAGCCTTCCAGCCAATCCATTCTTGTCTATGGCGATTCTGGAATCGGGAAAACAAGGTTCGCAGCAACAGCGGCCCAGATTCCTCATATTCGTAAAATTGTCTGGCTTGACCTGGAAAATGGAAAAGACACAATTCTTTCCATGGGACTCTCCGATACAGAACTTGCGAAAATCCAGTTGATCCAATTGCTGGACACCCGAAAAGATCCCCATGTGATGAGCACAATCCTAAAAATGTTCTCGTCCCCAATGGATATCCATCTCTGTGAGGAACACGGAAGAATCAATTGCCTGAAATGTTCCAAAGAAAAACTTCCTACACAGATTTTCAACTTGACAACTCTGGATTCTCGTGATATTCTGGTTATCGACACCGGAAGCCAGCTTACAGATTGTGGAGTTAATGCCCTTCTAAAGGGGCAGCCAGAAGAAGCAATTCTCCCAATTCAGGATTGGGGAACTGTTGTGAATTGGATGAAAGCAATCTGTCAGGTCATTCAGAATGCTCGCTACTGTAATACAATAATGCTCTGCCATATGCTTCCGGTAGAAACCTATTCTGGAACTGGGATCAACAAGGTTCTCCAGAAAACAGAATACTTCCCAATGGCAGGAACCCAGGCTTTCTCCAGGAAATTCGGAGCCTACTTTTCCACAGAGATCTTTCTGGAACTTCGTGGGAATAAGCATTCCGGTGGTTCATCCACCACTTACAAGAAAGGAGTCCAGACCAAATCTCGGTCAAATGTCCGAGTAGAAGATTTGCCCGAACTTCATATGAAGTATCTTTTCCCATTCAAAGATAAGGAAATTGCTAAAAAATGAGTCAAGAGAAATCTCCCTATCCCCACAAACAACCTTTCAATGTCCCACCGAAGCCAGGCAAAAAGAAAAAGCCCTGCGTTTTCATTTCACTTTCATTTTCCATTTAAGGAGTAACAAATCATGGCCAAAACCGCCACCCTGCTTGACCTCGAATCTCTGGCTGACGAATCCCTTGAGGACATCGCAGAAGCACCAGAATATATTAACCCCCCGGCTGGCGATTATATTCTCCGTTCAGTTTCAGGAGAAATTCGTACTTACGAAGAGGATGATGGAACCACGAAACAATCCATTCGTGTTGTCATTGCAGTGAAGGAAGCCCTGGAACTCGTCTCCGACGAACCACCAGTTCCGGAAGGATCTCTTTTCTCCCTTTCTTTCCAGGGAACAAAGGAAGGTCTGGGCGCTTTCAAACGGGAACTTCGGAAAATGACCGGCCTGGAGGTTCTCCAACCGATGACTCTGAACGAATATTTCCAAATGCTGGAAACTGAACTTGAATTCCGAGGCCGGATTTCTTATCGGAAGTTCAAAGACAGGGAATACATTAACCTTCGCATCCTCTAGGCTTTGCCTAAGCCCCGGCTAGTCCGGGGTTTTTTCTTGTCGCAGGAAGTTTTACAATTCAGGAGAATTAAAATGCGTGGAACCAGAGCCAAAATGATTCGCAAGCACCTTCGTCCTCTTTTCTCCAAGGAGGAACTTAAGGTTAAGATTGTTCGTTATAGAAACGGATTCGGAATCGGTGAGAGTTCTCCTCTTACTTTCCGTTACAGTTCCGATTCCTTCCAACGCCGGGGCCACGCGAAAAGGGCAGTGGTATGAAGATTCTAGTTAATTTCTCAGAATCAGAACGTTCCTTTCTCCCAGTTCTCCAGTATTATCTCCGTTCTACGGTTTCACTTCCTGCGCAACAACGAAAACCCACACTCCTTCCACTCTGGTAGATTTGGCAAAACAGGCTTCCTGCCAGGGAATCTTCCTTTGCAATCAGGAAACTCTGGCAAATTGCGTTCCAGGCCAGAAGCCAACACTGGATCTTTATAGAGGAAGTAGGCTGGATTTTTCCGTTCCGGTGATCGTTGGGAATTCCCTGCTTCAGATTCATACGGTGGATCATGGGAAATTTGTACTGGAAACAGATCTGAAGAAACTGTTGAAACTCTCAGTAAAAGTTGGACGGGAATTTCAATTCACAGTTCTCTCAGAAACTTCCCTATTTCCCGCTGCTCTGGAGGTTCTATCAAAAGCAATCTTCATAGCCTACGACATAGAGACTGTGACTGTTTTTCCAACAGGGGAAATCATTGAGGGAGAGGTTCCGGAAGGAGAAGAGGAAGAAACGGATGATCACAAGGAAGGCGGGGACACAATAATCACTTGTGCTTCCTACACAGCATTCCTTCCTTCCGGCGAATTCCAAACATTCGTTCTTCCTTTCTACAATTTCCTGGAATGCCACTGGCCAGACTCCAATTCCTTCGCGGAAGCCATTTCATTTCTCCGCACAGCGAATGCCCTGCCAGTCCCGAAAGCGATGCACAATGGAATGTATGACTGTTTCCACTCCATAATCTACCGTGCATTTCCACGGGATTTCGCAATAGATACAATGGCAATGATGCACGCACAATATCCATCCCTGCCAAAATCCCTGGACTATGTTGCGTCTATAGTCCTTCCAGATTACTACCAGTGGAAGCCCCAGGCGAAATCTGCATCCCGCAGCAGGAACATTCAGGAATATTGGGGGTACAATGCAAAAGATACATTTAACACCCTGCGGATTTGTTTGCACTATCTTAAACATCTCCCCGCTTATGCTAGACGAAATTATGCGTAACAATTCAAACTGGTATATCCTTCATTATACTGTGGATTCGAAGGGTTCCTTATCGATAACAGTAAGAGAGAGGAGTTGCGAAGTATTAGAGAGTATCAAGTAGAAAAAGATTTATGGGAACTTCAAGTAATGGCTGACGATATTGGAGACATCAAAGCTAAAAAACCTTCTGGATTTAATCCCGGCAGCCCCAACCAGGTGCGGAATCTAATCTATGATGTATTAGGAGCAGCAGACCCACACATAGGTTATAAGAAAGAGAATGGAGAGCGGATTAGAATAGTAAGGGGTACCGATGAGAAAAATCTGAAAGCTGTCGGAGAGCAGCACCCAATATTATTTGCACTAACATCTAGGATTATCAGCTATAGAGAAAACGCTAAAGCCATAGGAACCTATTTTAATTTCGTACAGAAGAATGGAAGGCTGCTCTATCACATAAATCCGTTTGGGACTGAAACATGCAGAATGGCTAGTACGAAGTCTAATTTCTGGTGCGGAACTCAAATTCAAAACATACCACCTTATGCTAAAGAGATGTTAGTAGCAGATCCCGGATATATCTTATGCGAGCCAGATAATTCACAGAGTGAGGCTCGCTGCACTGCATATCTAGCTCAAGATACGGCATTAATTGAAGCATTAGAGACTCCGGGAAGGGATTTCTATAAAACATTAGGAACATTATTTTTTGGTATTCCATATGATGAGGTTACTACAGAATTTCGCAACCGAGTCATTAAGAGAATAGTCCATGGTACAAACTACATGATGGGTGACAGAACATTCCTTGAGAATGCGGGCTTAGAGACAATTCTGTTCGCAGCATCGATCCTTGGAATATCTATCGTAACACCTCCAAATAAATGTACCGAACCAAATCAAGTCATGTTACTAGCATTTGTGAGATCTCTGCTAGAAAAATATCATGTCCCTTTTAAACGAATCAGAGAATGGTACAAGGAAACTAAGAATGAAATTAAAACTACCTCTATGCTTGTTAGTCCTCTTAACCATACTAGGTATTTTTTCGGAGATATAGAAAAAAAGCATCAAATTTTTGCCAGTGCTGTGGCACACCAACCCCAAAA